AGCACCTGCACCTGCTCCTGCGCCAGTTGCAGCAGCACCGGCACCGCAACCTGTAAGTGGATATCATCCTGCAGACCTAAACGGTGACGGACATGTAGATGCTGAAGAAAAAGCAATGGAACTAGAGTTTCGTCGCAAGATGCTAGAAGACCAAGATGCAATGCGTGATGCACAACGCAGCATGGCTTGGTTTGCATTAGGGGGAATGTTGCTATATCCATTCAGTGTTGTACTTGCAGTTTGGTTAAGTTTAGATCAAGCAGCAGATGTATTGGGCAGTATGGCAGCAACATACTTTGTTTCAGTTGCAGCTATTGTAGCAGCGTTCTTTGGTGGACAAGCATACACGCAGTCAAGTTCAAACAAAAAGCGGTAGGGCCTAAATAAGTAATAGTATGGACTATTACAGCAGGTTAGGCGTGAACAAATCGGCATCGCCAGAGGAACTCAAAAGAGCATACAAAAAACTGGCGATGCAACATCATCCAGATCGTGGTGGTGATCAAAAAACTTTCCAAGAAATCAACGAAGCATACGATACATTAAAGGATCCTGCTAAACGTCAGCAGTATGATGCTCCTAAACAAACATCATATTCTAACAGACAAGAAATGAATATGAATGATTTTTTTAACATGTTTGGTCAGAGAAGTGTTAAAAACGCAGATGTCAAAGTTAGAATAAATCTCACACTTGAAGAAGTTATGCAAGGAAAAGATCTTATTGCATCATATAGGTTGAGAAACGGACAACAGATTGATGCTAATATTCGAATACACGCTGGTGTAGAAGATGGAGAAGTAATAAGATATGGTGGACTAGGAGATAATGCCTACACTCAACTTCCTAGAGGAGATTTGCTAGTCCAGGTAAGAACAATGTCACACCGACATTTTAAACGTGAAGGAGCACATTTACATACTACGGCTGATGTAAACATATTTGATTTGATATTAGGCACCGAGATTGTAATAGAAAAATTGACAGGCGGTCCATTAAATGTTAAAATACCTAAAGGAACTGATCCCGGAACAGTGTTAAGTGTACACGGATATGGATTGCCAAGTAACCGTAGAGGACGTCCTGGAAATCTATATGTAAAAATAAAAGCAAAAACACCAAAGATTGTTAATCAAAGTATATTAGAGAAGGTAAAAGACTTAAATGATGAAATTGATAGAAGCACCTAACTTAATGTTAGAAACTGCTGTTGACAAGTTTCCTATTGATATAATGCATCCTGCTCCTGTAGCATTAGACATGATTGATGTAATGAATAAAGAAAATGGTATAGGATTAAGTGCCAATCAGGTTGGATTTAATGGTCAAATATTTGTTATGAAAGCAAAACATAACTTGCGTAATGGAAGTCCATTGGTTGTAATCAATCCTGTCATTAGGGGACTAAGTCAAGAAAAGGAAGCGCACGAAGAAGGTTGTCTTAGTCATCCAGGATTGTATTTAAAAGTAAGACGTCCAATAAGTTGTATGGTTGACTTTCAAACCTTGACAAGTGACTTTAAAAATGTTATAACTGTAAGTGAGAAGTTTGATGACATTGATGCAAGAGTATTTCTACATGAATATGATCACCTTCACGGTATTCAGTTTATTGACAGAGTTTCAAAACTTAAATACGATATGGCCGAAAAACGGAGAGTTAAAAGGATGAAGAATGGTAGAACCTAGCGAAGCATTACAAGCAGTTTTTGATAAAGCAGTAAATGATGCAAAAAAACTAAAACACGAGTATGTAACTTTAGAACATTTGTTGTTTGCAATACTTTGTGAAGACAAGTTTTCAGAACTCATGGAAGAGTTTGGAACTGATATTTCTGTTATGAAAAAGGTATTAGAAACATATTTACGTGACAAATGCGACGATATTAAAACCGAAGAACCAAAATATAAACCTAAAAAAACACAGTCTGTTGAAAGAATGTTAAACAGAGCATTTGCTCAAGTATTATTTCAAGGAAGAAATGAAATTGATACTCCAGACGTATTTGTAAGCATTTTATCAGAAAAGCGTAGTTATGCATATTTTGTGACTCAGCAAAATCAAATCAACAAAGAGCAGTTTGTTAAGTTTTTACAAACGCATTATGGTAATGAGATTGATGATCTAGATCAAGAACCAGAAAATACAGGTACAGCTAATAAAGCACTCAAAGCATTTACTAGCGACTTAAATGAGCAAGTAAAACAAGGCAAGATTGATCCTGTGATTGGACGCTCGGATGAAATAGAACAGGTTTCCCTAGCACTGGCACGGCGACAAAAAAGCAATGTGCTAATGGTGGGTGATCCAGGTGTAGGTAAAACTGCTATTGCAGAAGGACTTGCTTGGAAGATTGTTAACGGACAAGTACCAGAGTTTTTAAAAGAATACAATGTTTATGCACTAGATATTGGTAGTATGCTTGCTGGTTCAAAATATCGCGGCGACTTTGAAGAACGTTTTAAAATGGTATTAGCAGCACTACAGAAAAAAGGCAAGACAATCATGTTTATTGACGAAGCACACATGATTAGTGGTGCTGGTGCAGGTGGTTCTAATAGTTCTAACGATTTAGCAAATATGCTTAAACCTGCATTAGCTAAAGGAAATATTAAAGTAGTGGCCTCAACCACTTGGGAAGAATATCGCAAGTTCTTTGAAAAAGATCGTGCACTTATGCGTAGATTCCAACGTGTAGGTATTGACGAACCAAGTTCCGAAACAACTATTGAAATCTTGCAAGGTATCAAACAATATTATGAAGACTATCACGATACAGTTATTACAGATCAAGCTATCGAAGAAGCTGTAAGACTTAGTGTAAAGTACCAAGCAGATAAAAAACTTCCAGACAAGGCTATCGATTTGCTTGATGTGGCATGTGCTAGATATAAAGTAAGAGATATCACAGATAATAAAGTTGTTACCGAAACTGAAATCATGTTTGAACTTGCAAAAATGGTTAAGATACCTGAAGAGACAGTTGCTGAACGTGAAACAGAGAGTCTTGCACACTTAGAAGAAAATATGAAAAAGAGTGTATATGGTCAAGACGAGGCTATTGAAAGCATTGTTGATAAGATTCTTGTAGCACAAGCAGGATTAAAGCCTGAAAACAAGCCTATTGGAAGTTTTGTGTTTATGGGTCCAACAGGTACAGGTAAAACTGAAACTGCAAAGCAACTTGCACATCATTTGGGTGTAGAACTAGTCCGTTTTGATATGAGTGAGTTTCAAGAAAAACATAGTGTTAGTAAGTTTATTGGTGCACCTCCGGGATATGTAGGTTTTGAAGATGATGCAGGTCAGCTGATTATCAAACTACAAGAAAATCCTAACTGTGTATTATTGCTAGACGAAATCGAAAAGGCACACCCAGATGTAAGTAATGTTTTACTACAACTTATGGATAACGGAATGATTACAGGTTCCAATGGTAAAGAAGCAGATGCTAGAAATGTGGTATTGATCTTAACTACAAACTTAGGTGCACAAGAAGCAGAGACTAATGCTATTGGTTTTGGTGAAAGTATGGAAAAAGAATACGAAGACACAAGCCTTAAAAAGTATTTTTCACCAGAGTTTAGAAATAGACTAGATGGTACTATTACATTTGCAAAACTGGGTAAACCTGTTATGTTAAAAATTGTAGGCAAGTTTCTAAAAGAACTAAAAGATCAAGTCGTAGATAAAGGTGTTAACATTGAGGTTAGTGACGAAGCACTTGACTGGCTAGTTGACAAAGGTTTTAATCCTAAAATGGGTGCCCGTCCACTACAAAGAGTCATTGATGAAAAAATCAAACGTCCACTGTCAAGACAGTTGTTGTTTGGTGATTTAAAAGACGGCGGTTATGTACGTATTGACATTGTAGATGAAGAAATTTCTCTTGTGAATAAGGAAACAACCAATGCCTGAAACAAAGAAACTGCATTACAACAAATATCTTTATAAAATGCAGTTTCGCAACTCATTAGCAGGTATTTTTCGCACTGAATGGCAGCGTAAAGGAAATCTAAGTTACGCTGCTACAAAACTCAATGAGTATAAAACACAACTTAAAACGGATACTATTATAACAAAAACAAGATGGGGAAATCCAGAGATAGTACCCATCGAAGACTATCACGATGCTAATAAACTATATAGACTCTTAAAACAGAATAAAGATTATATGATAAGATGTGAATACAACACACTTAACCTTTATTCGAATGATTTAAATATGTTAAAAGATATAAGTAAAAAAATACACAACAAGTGTGATATATGGGAACCAAAAGTTGAAAATATTCATTTCCTTTTAACTAACGCAAATGTTATTTTAGTTGACGAAAAACCAGAGTTAGAATATAAAGTTACATTTGGAAGAAAAAGAGGTAAACCAGAACTTGCTTCCTGGCTAAAAAAGAACACAGATAAAAGCAAAGCAGGTAAGATTTTTATTTCAAACTGTGAAAAAAATAGTTTTTTGCAAGGTCAATACATTTATGCAAAAGACGAAAAGGTAATACTGTTATTGCAAATGCTTGTAGGAGATAATATTGCCCGTATCGATAAACTAGTTTCAAAACAAAACATAGATAAATAGTTATATAAATCATTGCGAGGATTATTATGGAATATTTTGCGAGAGTGGTTATGGAAAAGACCACAATAAACGAAAGTCTTGTTGAAAGTGCATTTGATAGTTATGACATTTTTGAAACAGAACAAGATGCTACAGTTATTCAAATACCACTTACAAGATTGTTAGATGAGGCAGAAGCAGACGAATATGCACAGCGTTTAGCCAACATGATGTTTGAAGCAGGTTATGAAGACTTTGACATTGAGATTTCTGCAGATGGCGATATTGCAGAAGACGAAATCACATACGAAGACGACGACGAGTTTTTTGAAGACTATGGCGTGTTGTGGTTTAACGAAGATGACGACTTAGACGAAGCCGAGTACCAAGGACGTAAAGTTTCGCTAGGCAAGCCAATGCAAGGTGACGTTAAAAAGTTCAAAGTATATGTAAAGAATCCCAAAGGCAATGTGGTTAAAGTAAACTTTGGCGATAAGAAAAGCAAAATCAAAAAATCAAATCCAGCAAGACGCAGAAGTTTCCGTGCAAGACACAACTGTGATAATCCAGGGCCAAGACATAAGGCTCGTTACTGGTCATGCAGAAAGTGGTAAGATGAAGATTGAAGATTTAAACTTAAAAATCGGTGACAAACTACCTTTCAATGTTGTAGAAGACATAGTAGTGTATATGAAAAATGATCCCGATTTTTATCGTAAAGAAGTATTTCCAAACTTAGGTGGTGTACAAGAAGCAGTATTATCTGGTGGTAAGTTTAATAAAAAGAATCTCCTACCTATGATAGAAAAAGCATGTGAATCATATGTGCAAAAATTTGATATTCCAAAAAGACCTGCTGATTTATTAAGCAGAGAAGAAAAAATGGAAGCTATTGGTATTTTACTTAAAGGTGAGGCAGACGCTTTCCGTAATAAGGAATACTAATGCGTTTTCAAGAGTTCAAAAATATCAACGAAGCAAAACAAATGGGTCGGGCTTTTAATCATTTAGAAGACCTAGTGTTTTTCCACGGTGTCGAAGGAGCTCTCGAAGCAATAGAACATTTGCGTGACTTGGCTACACAAGAGGGTAGCAGCAGTATACGTATGAAATGGGACGGCAATCCACAAATATATTGGGGTAGAGAAACAGCAGGTGGTCCACTAATACTTGGAGGACACAATCAATGGAGTCGCGGAGTTTTAGGTGACAGTCCTAAAGCAATACAAGACTTCATTATGAACAAAAGCGGAAATCCAAAAACGCCTGAAGAAAAGCAACAACGTGCAGAGTTTGCAAAACAGTTTGCAAGTATGTACGCAGACTTTGACAAAGCAACGCCAAAAGATTTTGTTGGGTTTGTTTATGGAGACGGACTATTTTTATCTCCGCCCGAGCTTAAAGACGGTGTATACACATTCTGTCCAAATCCTAAATCTCAAACTTGTTATCATGTAAGAGCAGAAAGCGAACTAGGACAACGTATTGCAAAAGCAAAGATTATGGTTGTAGGACATGCGGAGTTTCCAGAATGGGGCATGCCAGACAGTGCGCAACAACCTAAAAACGATTTCAGTGAGTTTGGTGGCAATCCAAGTGTTATTGTACTAGGACCAGTATACAATACAAAACCAGTAAAGGTTGATACAAAAAATCTAGACACAGTGTCAAGATTTGCAAAAGCAAACAGCAAACTAATCGATGGTTTCCTAGCAAGTGTACAAGGATTAAGCGATCTCAAAAATATTATATACACCTATGTAAACCAAACAGCAAAAGCCAAAAACTTGGATAACTTGGGTGTTGAAAACTTTTTTACTTGGTTAAGTAATAGTAAAGTAAGTAAACCCAAGCAGGCAAAAATCAACGAGTTAAATAGTAAATACAATAATGCATTAAACGCTATCTTTACATTAGTAAAGCAGATTCAAAATGCAAAAGACAATATTATAGATCAAGTAGAAGGCGAGCAAGGAGATATCTGGGATACCAACGGAGAAGGCAGAGTTCGTTATGCAGACAAAACCAAGAAGTTTGGTAATGTCAAACTTGTTCCAAGAAAAAGGTGGACACCGGGCTAATGTTATTAAGAGAGTTATTTGAAGCAGGCGAAAGCGTAGGTATTATTTTTGGTAGATTTAATCCTCCTCATCAAGGGCATAAAGCAGCATGGGAAGAAGCTGCAAAAAATACTCATTGGTATGTTGGCACAAACAAAAGCACAATTGGACCTAAAGATCCACTGCCTTTTGATATCAAAATACAAGCAATGGAAACTATTTGGCCTAACATAAAAGGACATATTATACCAGAACAAACATGGTGGAGTCTAGCAGCAGCAGTGTATAAAAAACATGGCGAAATCGATCTGAAAGTAATCACAGACGAAACAGATGCTAAAGTTTTTGTACCAGGCTTACAAAAACAAAACGGTGTTGAAGGTCGCCACGGTTTTTATAAGTTTAAAAGTATTGAATGGCAACCAGCGCCTCGTGTATCAAGTGCTACAGAATTGAGAGCAGCAGTTGCAAATGATGATCCAAAAGCATTTGCTAAGGCAGCAGGCGTACCTGCAGATACAAATGTTGCTGGTGAACCATTCTTTGATCTAGTAAAATATTATCTTGGACAACAAAATGAAGGTGCTATGAAGCGTATTGCTACATCACAATCAAACAAAGCAGATAGAACAGCAAGCAACAGCAAGCTAAAGCCAGGTTTAGACACATATAAAAAGAAACCAAAAACAAACGAAAAGTTTGCCAGTGATGCACAACGTCGAGCAGCATTTGCCGCAGGATACAAACCCAAAGGCAAGAAAAAATGAAATGGCACGATATAACAGAAAAATGGAGCAACAAATACAAACGCAGCATTAACTGTAATAATCCAAAAGGCTTCAGTCAAAAAGCACATTGCGCAGGGCGTAAGAAAAAAGAAAGTATTGAAGAAGGTTATAAACTAAAACTAGAACGAGATGCAAATGTAGATGTATTGCATATTGTAAACACTGATACAGGCGGTCGTACAGAAGTGCGTGGCAAAAAAGGTTATGAAAGTGGAAACTATGATCCAAATGACAAACTACATCAACTGTTAGATCGTGTAGGCAAAAGTGCAAACATTGCAGAACTAATAAACGGTGAAGTAGTAAGCATCAATCCAAAACACCCAGATGGTGCAAAGGCAAAAGCAGCAGCAGATGTAGCATATAATGAAAGTACAGACTTAGATAGTCTTAGAAAATTTGTTAGGTCTCAACGAGAAGCACCTGATCAAGTTCTTTATCAAATGATGATGGCGCCAGATACTTATGGACACGCAGCATCAAACTTTGTAAGAAGTTGGTATGAGAAAACAAAAGAAGAAAATGGTTTAAATGATGTAGATTCAGCGTTAGAAATAATGGTTGATGAACTTGGATTGAATGAAAACTTT